TCACAATTTATAGACTTATCAGATGGAGAATATCATTTAATCCCGGCAAATGCTATTAATTTAGTTTTATTTGTAGGTGTATTAGATCAAGGTTTGATTGTAGAACATTCTCCGGATAAAGTTTTAAAAGATGAACTTAGAGAAAAAGATGATAATCCGGGACCATTATCTCTACCCCCTATGAAAAAAGCATATGTAATAGGATTAAATCCTATTGAAGAACCTATTTGTCAGTACATTAGAGCAACTGCTGGCATGGGTGCTAAACTTTACTTCGGAGTTTCATAATGGCAAAGAATTTTAAAAACTTCAGAAGCGGATTTAGGATAAACCCTATATCGGATGCTTCTACGGATGTAATAGATCCTCAAATAGGCGATATCACTTTTGAAGAGGAAAAAGGATTACGTCTGTATGTAAATTTTGGAGAAGGAGCTGGATGGCATGATATTCAAGTTGCCCAAGGTTCATTAGATAGTGGAAAAGCTATTACTAAATTTATAGATGTAGATAATAGTGCTAGTTATCAAAATCCCGGTGAAAGTAATGATAAAGAAAGATATATATTTTATGCTACTCCAAATATTGAAGATTCAAGATTAACTGCAATTCCTACTTATGCTGCAAGTACAATAACTGAAAATAATATAGTTATAGATATGGTTAATGGTAGAACTGGCGATGATATTATAGATGACGTATCAGTATTTTTACCAGAATGTACTTCAAGTAATAAAGGTCAAACATATACTGTATATAGAAAAGATAGTCATAAACAGGCATATACTTTAGGAAATATAGAAAAAGGGGAAACAGATTCTGTAATTAAAATACATGCTCACCATGATGCTACTATTGGACAACAAAAAATAAATATAACAGGGTTTAATTATGTGGATAATCCGAGTACTTATTTAGAAGATCCGGGAGAATCTGATAACGGAGTAACTGGAACTGCTGATGTAGATTATGTACAGATGGAATATAACCAAAAGAAAATTACTCTTATGAGTAACGGTACTAAATGGATTATATTATCGGATGTAAGTGAAGTAAAGAGTTTAGTTCCTATTGGGACTGTTTTAATGTCAGTATTAAATGCAACAGAATTTAATAAGGAGACTGCAGGAAACTGGAAAATATGTGATGGAGGTGCAGTATTAGAAGGAACTAGACTACAGGCAATTACAGGATGGACTAGAGTTCCGGATTTATGTGGAACTGACTCAACGACTCCTGTACCGTCCCAAGCTACCTATCCTAACAATAGAGTAGGAGAACCCTCAGTAGGTACTGCAGATGTAGCAACTGGTGTTCAACTTACTGCAACAGATAATATAGTAGGATCTAGAATTGCCGATGCGGTATATACAGGTCATTTAGGTCTTACACTCGGCATTGCAGCACAAACCTTCACCACTATTACTGGAGTAGATGCCCAAGGCGTAGCATTTGGTGGGAACCATATACATACAATGGATGAACATACTCACAGTATCCCCGGTACATGGGTTAAGAAAGTAGGAGGAAACCCTGAAATACCTAATTCTGGAGGTAGTACTCAGGTAAATTATAATGGTATAACAGTTAATGGTACTACATCAACTATGCAAGACGGAGGAACGCATGATCATACAATATCTATAGGTTTTGCAGATGCTAAATTTACAACAAAAACAATTACAAACTCAACAACATTAGATACCGGAGAAAGTCTTTCATCAGTTACTAGACCCTATACAGTACTCTTTAACTTTTTTATAAGGATAGATTAATGGCAAAAATAAAAGAAATACATCCTGACGATCCCGACAAAGGGATTAATCTAGCTCTCCCTACTAAAGGTAGTACAGATTGGGCAGAAGATTTTGAAAACTATTTTGCAATAGCAATTAGAGATCACGATCATAGTGGTTCCGGAAAAGGAGCTTTATTAAATGCAACAACTCTGTCCGTAGGGGCAGTAGCAAATACGGATACTGTAGGAGCAACTTTAGTTCCGACAACAACTCCTGCGCAAATAGATGACCTTAAATTTATTTTAGGTATTGGGGAATCTATGGTTATAGAATACTCTTTAACAAATGCATCTACTCAACATTTTAGAGGAGGAATCTTATCCTTAATTCATTATCGAAGAGATGGGGAAGATGCCGAAGTAGCTATTTCAGACGAATACATGGGAGATGATCTCAATGATGTAATTTTTTCTGTCTCAAGTACTGGACTTTTAAGGTATATAAATTTAAATGGGGATGCACAAGATTATAGATTTCGATATTTCATAAGAAAAATCGTAACACAATAGGAGCAAATTATGTTTAATAAATTAAAAACCCTTTTAATACTTTTTTGGAAAGATGAAGGAGGATGGGTTCAATTAGCTATGGCAGCAGCTCCATTAGTTATGGACATGCTCAGCTCTAAGAAAAAAGGAAAAGAGCAACCTAAAGGACAAGGAGGAATGCTTAATGAAGCAGCCGGAACTAAACCTCAAGAAGAAGGTGCCGAAGATGGAGGTGGAATGTTAGGTGGTATGGGCGGTATGATGAAACAAGCTGACAAAGGTATGACAGCTATGAAAGACCAATATCTCAAAGGTGTTGAAGGTCAAAGAGCAGAACAAAAAGCTACAATGGATGCCCAAGCAGAAGATTTAACAGAGGTGACTAAGACTTTAGGAGATCAATCAGAACAAAGACGAAAAGCAATTACTTCTATGTCAGCCGGATTTTTACAAGCTTTAGGAAGAGGAAAGTAAAATGAAATATATACAGGATCTAGTAGATTTAGTAAGGGTAAGTACAGAAAATGAAGAGAGTTCTGCTTTTACTGGTATAAGTGATACAGAGTTTATACAGTATTTAAATGATGCTCAACACCATTTACAAGCCTTGATTGTTTCAAAACATTCTCAAGTGTTCGTAGATGAGGCTATAGTCTCTGTAACTAGCTCTCAAGAAAAATATAGTTTACCAGAAGATATTTTATTAGAAAATAAAGTTCATAATATTGAATACTCTTCAGATGGAAAAAATTACTTTAATTTAAAACAAACAAATATAAAAAATAGATCTGATGAAAATGAGACAGGAGTTCCTTTTGGATATATACGACTTTCAGGTAAAGTTCTATTAACTCCTATACCAGACTCTTCAGGATTTTTAAAAATAAATTATATACGAAGAATAAAGGAATTGGGTTTAAGACAAGCAGCAGTTAAAATAGCAGACATTAGCGGAACCCAAACTTTAACTAATGGATCTACAAATACAATATCATTAAATAATAATTATTTTACAACTAAAGTATCAGAGTTTGCAAAAGCTCAGTTTGTAACTATTGTAGATAAATATGGTACAGTTAAATTATCTAATATTCCTATAAATATAAGTGATGAAACTTTATTAAAATCGATTCTTCATGAATCTTTAATTGTAAACATGACAGATTATACTCCTAAAGAAAGCGATGCTAGTAAAGATTCGTTTAAAATTGCTGCAGGAGACTTTATCTTAACAGGTAAAGATGTTACAACTCATTCAGAGTTTCCTACTTCTGTTGAAAGATACCTTATATCTTATGCAGCATGGAAAATTTTAAAAAGAGATTCTTCAGTCGATTCTCAAGAAATGCAAGGAGAGTTGTCTTTAATAGGTCAAGAAATAGTAGATAGTTATTCAAATATAACAGACGACTTACAAACCATACCTATTATATCTGAAGATGATTGGAGCTTTTAATGGCAAGTAGACATACCATAAAAAAACTTTTCAATAATTTTAAAGGCGTTAATAAACGGTTTTCTGCCTTACAAAATTCAGAAGGTTATGCTACAGACATAAATAATGCTACTTATTTAGATGATGGATCTATATCTAAAAGAAGAGGATATAGTATAGTAGGAGGAGGAGTTGGTTCAAAACCCGGTTTTGGAGCTTCTAGTTTCTTAAATCAAGATTTTATTTCCGGAACAGAAATCGTTGAAACTTTATTTGTTGGGAATAAGTTATTAAAAAAAGAAAAAAGAATTGTAGAATTATTATATACAGGTGAAATGAATGAAGAACAAGGAGGGGCTTATTTAACTTCTAAAGCTGCCTTATTAACAACTGAAGGATTTACAAAAGTATTTACTTTAAATAGTTCATATAAAAATGAAGCTGCATTATGGAATGATAGTCTGGATGTTAATTATGAATTAGGAGAAGGTCTAGGAAGTAACTATGTCTCTTTATTAAAAAGATCAATAGAATCTGTACCTAATTTTACTTTAACTGATTCAACAAATTCTCATCCTGATCATGAGAACTCTCATTGCTTACTCGGAGGCTCTTGTAGTAATTCTACTCAAGACACAAAAAGTGCTTGTGAGAGCACTTATTATTGTACAGGTTTTGACGGAGATCAGGGTGATATTCCTACTAGTGAAAGTACTTGTGTGAATGACAGAAATGGTAGTTGGATACTAGGAAATTGGACATCAGGTGGATCTTCTACAAACGATGCTGAGGATTATACTACAGCGTTTTCATGTACTACTAATTATTGTGAGTTTGATGATCAAGATGGTGGAAGAGATATAGATTTTAATCTAGTTACTAAAGCAGCTTGTGAAGCATCGAATCGTTGTTATATAAATGGAGAATATGATCCTACATATACAACTCAAGAATCTTGTGAATTAGCTGCTCCTGAAGGACCGGGGGGAGATTGGGTTTCTGGAACTTGGGAAGACAATACTGGAGGAGAATGGAAATGGGAAGGAGAAGGAGTTGAATCTGGTTTTATAGCAAAAGATTATCCTAGATATGTTGTTACTGCAGATGATGAAACTCTTAATACAAATGCTGCTTTTCATAATCCTATAGAATCAAAAGCATTATCTCATTTAATTGGATATGCTAGATTTACAAGTGAATTAGCTCCTAATACTCCTAGTGGAGATCCTGTAAAGAAAATTAATATAGGAGAAAATTTTAAAAATATATTAGGAGACTTACGTATATTAACTATATACGATTCTACAAACAGGGTACTATTAAGTGCAAAAACAATTTATTTATGGGATCAATATAATCAAGAAAGAGTTAGAATTGATGGATATATATCCTCTACTATTTCAGATCTTAGTTTTATAGGTCAAGCAAGAACAGTTACATGGACTATAACTGCAAATCAACTTAGTAATAAATATAGAGAATTTGATCTTACTAAAGATCTTACTGTAACAAATACTGGAAATACTTCTACTATAGAATTTAATATATTTAAAGAAATTCCTTGTATATTTGAGTCTCCTTTTCCGAGCTTTAGTTTAGATTCTATTAATAGACATACAGGACAAGACTATTTAGAAAATGCGTCTTTTGCATCTTCTTTAGGTGCTTTATATATAGCTAGTTACGATAATTATCTAATGAAGTATGATGGTAAAAGGCTTTATCGAGCTGGATTACCTGCTCCTCATTCTATTTCAGTAAGCAACGGACAACATACAAGTAACTATGGTGCTTTGGCTACTGTAGATACTTTAGTACAAGGTGCTACAGCTCAAAGAGAAGTAGGCGAATGGAAAATAGGGGCTTTAGATTATGAGTGTGAAAATAGTGGAACAGGAGCAACATTTACTATAGCAGTAACAGGTGGAGTAATAAAAGAAATTGGATTAGGTGCAAGCGAGCCGGGATCATGTAATATGACCGGAACTGCAGCCGTAGAAACCCAAGAATTATGTGTAGGATACTTTTGTACTGGAGGCTCAGCTACTGGAAGTGAAGATGAGGCAGCATGTAATGCTCTTGGAGGAGGGGCTACTTGGACTCCTGCAACATGGTCAGGACATAATACAGGAGAATTTATTGTTACTGTAAAGAGTGCAACAAGTACATCCGATGGTCTTTTACTTATAGGAGTTAATGAAAAAGGAGATATTACTGAAGTTGAAGTAATAGATGGAGGATTAGGTTTTGCAACAGGTGAGGATATTGAATTTGTAGCTGGAGATTTAGATGGCATAGGAGATATATTAGCAGGTAAATCAAAGAATTTAACAGTAACTTCTGTTGATGGACTTCCCGGAGTCGCTTCTGTAAAAGAGATTACTTATCCGGGTACAGCTTTTCAAGTTAATGATGAAATCACAATTCCAAATAATAAATTATCTTCTGAGTCGGGTGCTACTGGAGAATTTAAATTTGATGTAGCAACTATAAGTGCATACGAGACTACTAAAGCATGGTTTAAAGCTACCTTAGAATATACAGATAGTAAAGGTAATTTAATAGAATCAGCTCCTTGTGAAGCCGTATTTGCAGATGGTCTTACTACTGGACAAGCAATAACTGTAAATTATCCCGGATTTAATTCTTCTCAAAAAGATATAGAAAAGGGCGATTTTTATTCAGATGTTAATCATATACGTCAATTTGATGTTCCTTGTGCTCAATTATTAGTTGATGGTCCTGAAGGTAGGTTATTAGCTGAAAGAGGATCTGCAGGATTTAATACCTTTAATCCCGAATATACTAACGAATTTTCATTACCTGCAAATACTATAGGTGTGGGAGATACTTTTCCATTAGGAGATACAGAGGTTACTGTAGTTAAAGTAGATCATAATGTAAATGTAGGAGGAACTTATTATGACGAACTTTTTGTAAAAGAAGATGTAAGTGCAATAGAAATAACAGGAGGTAATAAAAGATTATATCCTAGAAATATGAAAGTTAATATTTATAGTACTGGTAAGACGGATAATGGAACTGGATTAGATGATGATCCTACTAAATATGGACTATACAGAAAAATAGGTATGGTTAATATTCTTTCGGGAACAAAATTAGATACACAATCTTCTTGTCAAGTAAATAATCATGCTATCATGTTTCATAATAATCTTAGCCAAATATTTCATATTAATTATGATTTAGATACAGCAAGTGGAGGAGCTTTTAATACTTATCCTGAATATAAAGAAGTATTTGATGCAGGTGGGAAAGGACTTCCTCCTAAAGCTAAATATATAGCTTCACATCAAAACTGTCTTATTTTAGGAAACATTCAAAATACAAATAATGGAGATTTCGTTAATAATCCTAATCAAATTATATGGACTCCTAATGATAGCCCTGAATATTTTCCTTTATATAATTATACCACAGTACCCGGAGAAGTAGGAGACTACATAACAGGTATAAAAGGTTTAAGAGATTTATTTTATGTTTTTCAAAAAAGAGAAATACAGGCTTTAGCCGGAGATTTTGGAACAGGGTCTTTAAGAAATGTAACGCTTTCTGGAGCAGGTGATATAGGATGTGTAGCAAATAGTTCTATAACAGAAGTAGGGGGTAATCTTTTATTTTTAGATGAAAAAGGAATATACAGTATAAATTCTGTTGCGGCTCCTCAAGAGATATCTGCTGCAATAAATACTGAATTTAAACCTTTGTTAAAAAATTATAGTTTTAGTAAAGCTTGTGGATTCGATTGGTCTACCGAAAATAAATTTATATTATCTATTCCTAAAACTAGACCAAGTGATGTTTCTTCAAGTGGAGAATTAGGAGTAGAAGATTCTATTACTTATGTATATGAATATTTTAGAAATGCTTGGACTAAATGGGATAACTTTGATTTAATTGGTGGTGCAGTAGAAGATGAAGATCAACGACTATATTTTGTATCTAAACATATAATTGATCAGTATGCTGAAATATATTCTTGGGTTAAAAGCGTAAATCAAGAAGGCACTCCTTTTGATTATGTAGATCACATAAATCCTATAAATTTTGAATATAAAACAAATTGGGAACATATGGGAGAACCTTCCTTATTTAAAAGATTTTTAAAACTAAAGGTTCATAGTATCGAAAATTTAGATGACTATAGTTTATCAGGATTTAATTTACATGTATCTGCAGAAAAAGATTTTATTGAATCTAGTGTAGGAAAAGGATTAATAAATTTTAAAGAGGGAGTAGAAGGATTTGGAAGTGGAGAATTTGGAACAAATAAATATGGAGCTTCTCCTTGGTATGCTTTAAAAACAAAATTACCTTTTACTAAGGCAAAATCTTATAGAATAAATTTTAGTAATGCAGAGTTAAATGAGGGTGTAATGATTTCAGGATATGAACTAGAGGTAGCAATGCCTTATAAAACAGGGATAAAAGAGTAATGAGATTTGTATTTGAAATAATAGATAATTTTGAGGATTTACTGAAAGAATTAAAAAGTCTTATGTTTGATTTAGATTTTAAAAATAATTTTAAATCTTTTACTGTAGAAGATCTTAAGTTAACAGAAGAGGCTAAATCTATTCCGAATGCATTAAAACCTCAAATACCTTCGGGATATTTAATATTAGAAATGAAAGAAACAACTGGAAATCCCCTTATAGTAAAGCCCACAGAAAAAGAAAATGAATGGACTTTAGATAATGTATTTTTAAAAACAAGTAATGGAACAGCTACTGTTAAAGTAGTGTTTCTAAGATAGGAGAAAATTATGTCAGGTTTATTATCATCAGCTTTAAGTATGGGTGCCGGATACATGGCAAGTAAAAGGAATAGGGCACACTATAATAAGCAACAAGCAATGTTAGATAAGTATATGAAAAGTATGCAAAAATCTCCTGAAGAGCAAAGAAAATTATATAAAGCAGATGCTGATGCAGGGATGGAAATGACTAAAGGGTTTATTGATGAAGCCGGAGGTAAGGAACATGTATTTGAAGAGTACATGGGAACAGCAGAAGCTAAACGATCTAAACAAAATTTAGAAAAGGGTATAACTCGTTCTGAAGGATTATATGATCAAGCTCAGGATTTAGTAAGTAAAAGTAAAGAGCAATTAAAGGGATTTAATACTCAAGAGATGCAAGGAATGCGATCTACAGCAGCAATGCAGAGACAAGCTTCTGAAGCAGAAGGAGCTAGACAAGCTGCAGGGCAAATGGCTGCCTCTGGTATGAGAGGAGGTAGAGCTGCTAAAGCTAAAGCTGAAGCTGGCTTACAAGCTCGTAGAGATGAATCTCAAGGAGAGCGAAATTTAATGATGGCTCAAAAACAAGAACAAACTAGAGCTTTAGGAGCTTATGGTCAATCCTTATCTGCTGCAGGTACTGCCGGAGATAGAGCAACTCAATCAGCTCAACTTTTAGGAGCAGAATCAAGATCTCAATTTGATCAAGCTATTAATCAAAGGCAAGGTTATACAGGTATGTTAACATCAGGAGCTACAGGTATGATGTCTATGGGACAGACAGATAGGGCACAACAAGACATGTTAATGTCAAGTGCTATGCAAATGAAAATGGCACAGGGTCCAGAACCTGCAGGTGGTTGGGAAACTGCTTTAGGTATGGGTGGAGCATTTTTGAGTCCCCCGGTATAGGAGAAATAAATGGAATATCCAATTTATACAAAAACTGAAGAGAAAAGAAAAAGGAAAGAAGAGGAAGCCGCAGCACTTAAAAAGCAGAAGGAAAAACAAGCGGCTATAGATATAGCAGATAATCCTGTTGATGGTGGACAAATGGCTGCTCAACTTGATCTTGATATTACTAATGAAGACAAAGAAAATACCAAGAATCATTTAAAGGATGATGAAAAAATGGCAGACATTGCTGCCAAAAGACAAGCAAAGATTGAGTTATCTGTTAGTGAAAAATTTGCAGAAGCTCTAGCTCTTATGTCACCTTCTGCTTTAGCTTTTAGTATGGGTGGTCTTGAGGGTTCAAAAAGATATGACAAAATGGCAAAAAATAAAGCAGATATACTTATAAAACAAGCTACAATTCAAAATAGCGGAGGTTCTATAACTCCTTATCAACAAGCTTCTTTGGGATTAAGAAGAGAAGAAATAGATTTACATAAAGGAAAAGAAACTAGATTAGGTAAACATTTTGGTTGGAAAAAAGGTGAGACAATTAAAATTAGAAGAGAAAAATTTGCTAAGAATTTTAATACAGATCCTGTAGTTAAGAATTTAAGGCAATCAGTAATAGCTGGACAATCTGCTTTAGAGCTTATTCAAACAGGTACTCCTTTAGGAGATAAATCTGTTAGAGTAGCTGTTGCTAGACTTGTAGGAGATGTAGGTAGACTCTCTGATTTTGATATTAAACAATATACAGGTAATATGTCTGCAGCTAGACGAGCTTCAAGAATGCTTAGAGAAATGTGGGATGGTAATTTACCTAAACAAGATAGAGAAGAATTTGCACAATTTATATCTAAAGTTTTGATGACTAAAAAAAATCAGTTAAATACTGAAAGTCAAGTTTGGGCGAGAAGGGCACAAATTACGTCCGGTGGAGAAATTACAGAAAAAGAGGCAGCACAAATATTACAACCTACTTCTATGGTTAATCCTAAAGAACGAACAAAAGATACTCCTATAAGACATCAGAAAAACCCAAGAACAGGTCTATGGAGATTAACATATGCTAATGGACAAACAATAGAGGTAACAAAAGAAGTTGCTCAAGAATTAACAGGAAGATAAGGATAATGTATGGTAGATAAAACGGACGAATGGGTAGACGCAAACGAAAATGATTTGTGGGAAGATTCCTCTGTAGATGAATTATTCGCAGATGCAGAAAATGATTTACCTCCACCAGATACAGGTAAAACTCCTCCCGGCTTAGAGGGAGATCGTGCTACAGGGTTACAACCTAGAGATAAATATTATGACGATGGCTCTGCAGATACTCTATTTAGAGGATTAGCTCAAGGTGCCTCTATGGGATGGGCAGATGAAGCTACAGGGGCTATTGAAGCCGGAGTTGATGTTTTAAGAGGGAAAGTTGGAATAACTGAAGTTGGAGAAGCCTATGTAAAACACAGGAATGAAAGTAGAAAAGCATATAAAGAAGCAGAGTTAAACTCACAGGGCTTATATACTATGGCTGACATAGGGGGAAGTATAGGGACTATGTTTACTCCTTGGGGAGCCGGAGTTAAATTAGCTTCGACTGTTATGTTAGGAGCAGCATCTGGAGCAGGATATGCTGAATCTGAAGATGCTTCTGAAACAATGACAATGGGAGAATTATTAAAACCTAGTGCGGTAGGAGGGGCATTTGGAGCTGTAGGTCATGGTGCAGGAGCTTTATTAGGTAAAACAGTAGGAGCTGTTAAAAAATTAGATGCTGGAACAATAGCTGAAGCATTAGGTGTAGAAGGGCTATGGTCTAAAATCCGACTTGGAAAAATGCTTAGAAAACAAGGTAGGAGTCTGGAAGAATGGGCTAATAATATATATAAAATGAAAGGCAAAGATGGAAAAGAATTATTTGAAGCCGGGCAAACAATATCTGAAACTCTAGAAAAAACAGAAGCTTTAAAATATGGTTTGGGAGATGATATAGGTAGAATACTTAATGAAGCAGACGAAGTTATAGGGAGTACAATATCTGGTAGAGAATTACATGGTCATGTAGTAGATGAATATATTAAGCCTTTAATAAATTCTGGAGATTTGAAATCTACTAAAATTGGAGGACAATTAAAAGAATGGGCTGATTACGCCTTTATGAAAGAAACCACAGAAACTGTAATGGAAGAAGGTGTAGAAAAAGTATCTACTAAATTTGAATATGTAGAAGATATTACTTTAAAAGGACTTCATAACCTTAAGAATGCAATATCTAAAAGACACTCAACTAAAGAGGGTGTTAAAATAATGGAAGACAATATATCTCAAAATGTAGGTTCTTATGAAAGACAGATAAGAGATTACTTGTCTGGGGTTATAGATAATAAAATGGCAACATCTAGTTTAGCAAAAACAAATCCTAAAATAATGAGTTCTTTTAGAAAAACTAATCAGAATTATGGAGATATAAAAGAAGTAGTTGCAGCTTTAAGAAAGAAATCTGACGAAGTTAATGCCGGAGGTATGAAACAACTATTCAAAAATGCTTTACAAACTAGAGGACTTTTAGTAGGTACAATAGCTTCTGCCGGGATAGGTGCTGGACCTGCAATGGCAGTAGCCGTAGGCATGAACCAGTTCTTAAGTCATCCTGCTGCTCCGGCTACCTTAGCTGTGGGTTTAAAGAAGATTTCACACTGGTTAGGTAAACACCCTGAGAAATATGCTCCTTTAGCACAAAAGATATTGGCAGGAGCCGCATCTTCTCATTCTGTATTAGATGAATCTTTAGCATATGCTCATTCATATATAGATATGGATACAAATCCTTTGCCAAGGCAAACTGCAGAGTTTATGAATAGAAAAAATGAAGTACTAACTTTACTTAAAGGATTAGGATATGAAAAGGAAACGGCTACATTAAGAGAAGCAATTAATACTAATGACAAAAGTAAAATTGCAAGAGTAATAGAAAAATTAAGTACTGATCCTAAATTATCTGGATTTTTTAAAGAAGGAATAGGATTCGATGGAAAAGCAAATACTAAAGAAAGTGAAGAGGTTATAAACGGTTGGATTAAAGGGCTACCTACATTAAAAGAAAGAATGTTAAAAGGAAGACAATTTCAGCAGAGTAAAGAGATCCCTCAAGAATATTATACTGGAAGTGAGCCTCCTGTGAAACAAAGAACTATATATCAAAAGGTACAAGATAAGTTAAATAATCCGAGGTACTAGTGGAAGAGTTAAAAAAGGACGTTAAAGTAATTAGAGAAAGTCAGATTCGTATGGAAAGCGATTTAAAGTATCATATAAAGAGAACTGACTTATTGGAGGATAGACTTGAAGATATTGAAACAGATATTAAACCGCTTTACGTGGTACACTTTTTTAAAGACAATTATAAGTTCATTACTTTTATTGTGTCTGGTGCTGCAGCCTGTATTTTCTTCTACCTTAAAACAAAAGGATTATAAAATGAGTTTTTATCCAAGCAAAGTCAGTAAAGAAGAAAAAGAAGCCATGATTTATCAAATGAAATTCATAGCTGATAAACATGGTTTAAAGTTAGAAGACTTAGAAGATATTATGATGTATGAAACAATAGGTTCGATGAATCCTTCTAAAAGGGGATTAGGATCTGCTTCTGGTCTTATACAATTTATAGAAAAAACAGCTAAAGGTTTAGGTACTACTACTGAAGACTTAAGAAAGATGTCTGGACCAGATCAATTAGCTTATGTAGATAAATATTTGGAGAAAAATTTAAAAGGTAAAACTAGTTTTGAAGAATTATATGCCTCAGTAGCAGGATCTGCTTCGGTAGGAAAACCCTCTAACACAGTAATGTATTCTAAAGATTCTAAAAGTAGTAAGAATAGAAAAGGTTATGAATGGAATTATAAAAATTGGGATTTAAATAAAGATGGTAAAATAACAAAAGGCGAGGCAGCAGGAGCTGTAAAAAAAGGAGTAGGAGGGTTTTATGATTCTATATTCCGTACAGAGCAAGAAGAAAAAGACAAAGAAAGTGTAATAGATTATTTCAAAAAAACAGGAAAATTTAAAAAATATAAAGCCGACAAATCTATTAGAAGCCGAGTAAAAAAAGGGATTCAAATGATACAGGAAAAAAGAGATGCTTCTGTTGAAAAAGGATTACCCCAAGAACTACTTAAAATTGAAGATACAAAACAATCTATAGAAAGTGATAAAAACGCTGTAAGAATGAGTTTAAAGGCAAGTCAAAGAAAACCTGCTTCTGTAGAAGAAGAAGTCGCTGAGTTTCGAGCAGGTCAGGAAGAGGTAACGGAGGATACATATATAAGACGTGCTATGGAAAAAATACATGAGGATACAGCTATTAGAAAAAAGGCTTTAGAAGAAAGAAGCATAGAGGAAAAGAAGAAAGTAGAACAATTAGAAGGATCGTTCTATGACCAACGAGTTCGAGAGGCTAAGGCTAGAAATAAAAGAAGAAACGAAAAGAAAAAATTAAATGTCCAAAATATAAGAAAGTTATCCAAAATGGGTGAACTAGGAATAAGAGGTTAATATGAGTAAAGAAAAGAAAAAAGGTTCGTGGGCATTAGCTCTATTTAATAGTAACCCTAATAGAAAAA